CAACCTTTTTTTAATGTGATTTGGGAGAGATAAGTAGTTTTTACACCATCTTTCCATGGCTGTTTTTTTATCATTATACATACCACCGCCATGTATTACCATAACAGAATCATTGCCCATACCCATTAAATCTAACACAGTAGCATGGTAGTCCAAATCACATATAGTATGTTTTAATGCTTTTTCGTTAGGTGAACCCAACACATTATATTGACCTGGATGAAACGTAATTCGCTGATTGTATTTTCTAGCTTTTTCACCTATTTGTTGAAGTAAATTTTTTGCAAAATCAAAGTTATAATCTTCTACCTTTGGATTACTTTTATGTGGAAACATCTCACTGCTAAGTCGAAACACTTTAATACCATTTTCCTCATTGTAATCAATTAATTTTAGTGTATCTTTTAAATTTTGTATTATTTTTTCTTTTAAAGCATCAATACCTTTTTCTTGTATGGTTCGAATAATCATTTTTCTTGAAGAAAATATAGGTGGTTTTTTTGCTCTTAATACGGTATTTAAACAACATAATCCTAATTGTATTGGTTTATTTTCACTCATTATTTATTATTTGTTTGTTAATTGTTTAATGAAGTATGGAAAAAGTATTTTATTTTATTCAATTTAATCTTGGAATAATATATAATGAAAATACAATCAATAAATTTGAAACGCATTGCTTTATTAGTAGTAATATATTTTGTTTATAAATTATTCAATGGTTATAATCCATACTTACCATCTCTCCCAGTTTATCCAAATAATCAAGAAGAGTTAAAATTAGTTGAAGAGGCTGTTAAAAATAGAACACAGCAAGATATTGCTTTTTTTCATAAAACAAATAAAAGTGTTGTGGAAGCATTTGTAGGATTTGTTCCTGAAACGCGAGAAGAACTTAGAAAAATAGAAATTAGCCAAAATTATATCATATTATTTTTTAAATATGTAATAAATAGACGTAGATCTTATCAAATGAATCCAAATTTAAATGTTATTAATATAAAAACAGCACAAACACCTTCCTATCCAGCTGGTCATGCTTATCAAGCATATTTAATCGCTAATAAATTATCAAAGCGATATCCCGAAAAAAAAGATATGTTATATGAGATTGCTAGAAAATGCGATGATTGTAGAATAAAGGGTGGTATACATTTTCCTTCTGATGGTGAGTTTTCTAAAAAGTTAGTAGCATTTTTTAATTAATTTATGTTTATTCACTCCACTTAATATGTGTTATATTTCTACAATAATCTTTATACATTTCTGATTCTTTTTCTAATTCAATTATTTGCTTTTTCATATTATTATTTCTTTTCTTAACATTGGTATATTGTGATTTTAATTTTTCTACTCTTGAAAGTAGTTTTTCAATCAAAATATACTGTTCTTGTATTAATTTTTGCTGATTTTTGATTTTACTAACAGATTTATTCATTTTCGCTAATTTCATATTTTCTATGATTTATATTAAAATAATACCCTATAATTATAAATCAATTTATTTATTTTTAATATTGATTTCAATTTATTTAAGAATACAAAATATAAAAATAATACATTAATAATGTTAATGAAGTGGATTAACATTAATATCATAATAGGATTTTTAAATATAATACGTGTTTTATCAAATTTAAATGGATATTATCCAGCATTAACCAGTAATACTTGTTGTAACCATAATGCTCCATGGGACGATCCATTTACATTGATGTGTACAAGTTGTTCGTATGATTTATTTTCTTTAGGTAAAAAAGTTGATTATAAATATTATAGTAATAATAATGCTTTATATGAAATATCATGTACTGCTAATAGTTTTAACTCAGTAATATGTAGTGGAAAAAATAATCAAAATGGTGGAACACCATCATATACCGCTTCTTGTAATATAAGTTGTATTAATATAGAAAAAAATAAAAATATAATAGCTAATATAACAAATATAACAAATATAACAAATATAACAAATATAACTAATATAACTAATATAACTAATATAACTAATATAACTAATATAACCAACCATAATAATGACACAAAAAGTAATGATGTATCAAATATACCATTAAAAGAAATAAAAACTGTGTATAAAACCGTTTATTTAAATACATGTATATGTAATGAAACTAATATGTCAGAAAAACCATGTAAAATAATACAAACGTATCCTTTTTGGGTAATAGTCACATTTTATGGAATGGCATCAATTGCGTTTGGGGTTATTTGTAGATTATGTTGGTTTTGTTGTTTAAAAAATATATTTAAAGAAGCGTTGGATAATTTTGTGGATGATTATATATTTTGTGGCTATAAAGAGCAATTGGATAATATGTGTTGTTGTTGTGGATTTATATGTAATATATGTAAAGAATGTCGAGAAAATGAATTTGACCCTCCTCCAATAGACAAAGAACATCCAACATTGGAACAAGAAGATTCCAATATTAAATTAAGCATAAATCCAATTCATACAGAAAAAACAGTAACAACGCCAAATGGCACTGAAATTCGTAGAAGAGTGGTAGAACTATAATAATATATTATATTTTAATATATTATTTTAATTAGTAAATATAATTTAATTAAACTTAGGCGCTGGTTCATTTAAACCTCTACCTGTTGAACGTTGTCCATGAACAACTACCCATTTACCATTTACCTTTTGTAGAACACTTGTAAATACAGCTACATCATCATTTTCAGTTCCTTTATAAGTAAATTTACCATGTGAAGTGTAACATACATGTGCCATATCACCTACTACGTGAAGTTTATTGATACTCTTTAATTCACTTGTTGTTACAGTAACATCCCCATTAGTCATCATTTCATCCCACGTTTTTTTATCCAATGGATTACCTGATGGACGAATAAATACACAATCATCACTCATATGTTTCATACCAACAGTATGATCTTTATGACACATATCTTTCACAACATCTTCAATTTGTTCACGGTCCGTTTTAAAAACAACTGGACGCAACGCACTAATTTCTGGAGGAGAAGCAATCAAACTATGAAGAAAATCAAAAGAGCCATCTTCATGACGATGTTGTACATAACTTTCATGGTCTTCTTTACTATCCCATTTTTGCCAAATAACAATCTTTTTATCATTGTCATGAGCTTCATAACAATCAATTGAACGGCAACCTTTCCATCCTCTAGTAACACTTAGACCATTTTCTCCATTACAGAATTCTACAAATTTTTCTTTACTTTCTTGGTCCTTGAAAGTAAATACAGCACAAGCAGTATGACCTGGGGTTTCAGACATTATAATTTATTATTTGTGAATTCTTTAAATACATTTAATAAATAATAAAAATATATTTATCATTGTTTATTATTCAACTTTAATTATAACACGGTCTTATCCATTTTACTACCTTACCCATGTATCTTGAATCTTGAAAACGACGTGGATGTTCTTTATCTTTACTATATGTTATTTCTGTTACTTCTATTTCTTTACCACATTCAGTTAGATAAATATTAGTATGTAATTTGTGATATTTACAATGCTGTAATCTGATTGGATCTAATATATTATTTTTTTGAATCGTGGAAAACCAAGCATGCCTTTCTTTTTTTTCGGTTATTGGCTGTTTAATAGAACTCATATTGTTTATGATGTTTTAATAGAAATTTTTATATTAATCAATTTATAAATAAGAATTAATTTAACCTTTTCTATGCCAACCATAACCAGCCCACCATCCTCCATTATTATTAGAATTAATATTCCAAGTAATGCTTGTTAGTTGTAAATTTGGTTGAGGAATCCATTCCCACCTACGTACACCAGTATATTCATGTCTAATAATATCGTTTGTATTTTGTAAAGGAGGGAATGCTGTCCATCTCGAATATACTTCTTCAAATAAACCATCGATATGATGTAATGTAGGTTCCATCTTTTTTTTATGTGGTATACTCCAATCAAATGTATATTCTTTAATTAATCCCCATATTTCATCTGGTAATTCCATTATCTTATTTAATGTAATAAAAATATTTATTATTACATTATATCAATTTTAACTTAAAACTCTACACCTTCACTCTCTAAATCACTTCTTAAATTATTCCAATTATTCAATACTTCATCACATAACTCATCACTAAATTTATATTCTTTCATTTTCTTTACAACAAATCCCATTTTACCAACTGTTCCAAATAACTCTTCTATAATTTCATATATAATACATTTATCCTTATTAAAAGCACCTATCAACCACTTTTCTCTCCCACCAATAATATCCAATCTTTTTCCAATATCTCCTTCATCAATACTTACCAATTTATCTCCTTCTTTTATTAAAACATTTCTCGTATTAAAATCACTTGCCCTAAAAATACCTCGAAATACTCCAATCTTAACAAATTCTTTTAACATTTTTCTATTACTCAACATTTCCTTTTTCTTTTTACCAACTTCAGTTCCAGGTTCAATCTTATCCATAACACAATATACGACTTTCTCTCCTCCATCTTTAATAATAACTTTTTGCCAATTCCCAACCCAACTTTTTTTACTTTTATCTACCTTTTCAATCCTAAAATTACTCAATACTCGTTTCATTCCAATCTTTTCTAATCCAAACAATTCTTTACATTCATCCAAAACACAATAATCTCTATTATAATTCATGCTTTTTCTACCTTCTTTCCAAATTTTACCTTCATATTCAAAACACATTACTTTATTTCCACAAGTTGTCTCAGTACATAACTTTATTTTATTAACATCAATCGTTCTAGAGTCAACAAATTCCAAATCTTTTTCCAAATCATTAAAATCCGGGACACCTCTCATTTTTTTTATTTTTTTATATTTTTCAGATCTTAATTTTGCTCTATCTGTCATTTTACTTTCTGTTTTTTCTTTTTTTATTTCTTTTTTTTCAATTTTATCTTGTATTTTTATTTCTTTTTTTTCAATTTTATCTTGTATTTTTATTTCCTTTTTTTCTTTTATTTCCTTTTTTTCTTTTTTATTATTTTCTTTTTTAACTAACATATCTTTAATACTTTTCTTTTTTTTACCTCTCCTACCTTTAGCAGGCAACTCTCCACTTTCTACCTTTTTAGCATGCTCTAATCCTAATTCAATATATAATTTCCGCATTTCTGGCCTACTATACTTACTATATTCATCTACTACAACACTTCCTTC